CCAATATCAGGAAGAGATATAACTGTCATTTACCTAAAAATATAATTATCTAGATATGTTAGGATGATACTTGTTTTCTTTTTGATAGTGTTGGTGTTATGTTTACTCCCAACGTACAAGACTCCAGTGATTCTGAGTGACTTCATATCACCCGAGGAACGACAGCATATCATTAAACAGGCTAAAGAACGCCTGTCCGATTCTCTCGTGGACACTGATGGTCGAATAGATAAAAATGTTCGTCAAAGTCGGACAGCATGGCTCCAAAAAACAGACCCAGTCATCAGATCAGTGATGGAACGCTGTGTCGGGTATGTCAGTAAAACAATCGATCATTGTGAGCAATTACAGGTGCTTCATTATGGGGAAGGTGGTCATTATAAACCCCACCAAGATGTGTTCATAGGAGAAAAGAATAGTCGCCGCCACACTTTTATACTGGCACTCACAGATGACTATGACGGTGGTGAAACGGAGTTTCCCAATATCAACAAGTCCTTCAAATTAAAGGCTGGTGACGCGTTGTTTTTTAATACGTTAGACCGATACGGTCTAGATACTTCCAAGGCTTTACATGGTGGGAAACCTGTAAAGTCTGGTGAGAAATGGATTTGTAATTTATGGGTAAGGCAAGATCCTTACCATGTGTAATTGGGAGCTTCACCACGTTCGATCAGCTTCTTACGGTTTTCAATGTGAAGACCCTCTACAAGCGCCTTATTTTGAGCTGCGTAAGGGACTGCGTATCCCTCATCACACATCCACTTGTTTACGTTGGTCCAGTTGCCATCCTCACATACCCAAATCTCAGCAAGGACACGACCAAACTTACCCCTAGAATCAGCCTCCGGACATCTGAGTTCGATTTCAATATCATCCTTCTCAGATGCGACCGCCTTCAAGCACCACTCTTTGAGCTTCTTCTTTGAGATGAGACCAAACGCCTTCTCAACCTTGTCCGACGTCCGAGACTCGGGGGTATCAATGCCTAGGAGACGGACACGCTGCTTTGTGCAGACATCAAAACCAAGATCAATGTTTACATCTACGGTGTCTCCATCGACAATCTTCTCGAGGGAGGAGACGCGATACTTGAAGTTACAGGGTTCAACGTTGTAGGACATATATCTTATTAACCCCCTAAACCTTTAATTATCTTATTGAGGACAGTGTTAATTTCAGTTTTTGTCAAGCTCCGTGGCCCCACCGTGTTACTTGGAAACGTATGAGCATTGACTTTACTCATGATTGTGTTTATATGGTCGGTGTCGAACTTCAAAAAGTGGTGTGATTGAACACTAAAGTCCCGTCCATCATTCAAGTAACACCGGCCAGCGTATACACCTACTCTCCTGAACGCCAAATCATACACTTCCCCGGATTTGACATATTTAAATCCAAAAGGTTCAACGCTTTTTGTCGATCGTCTTTTACGAACCTTCTTTTCCCATATCTGGAAAACACACGGAACATCATATTCTTTTCCATTCACTTCAAATGCGTTTTTATCTAATTCGTAAGTGTGGATCAAATGAAAGTGGTCTTCAAATGCATTATTCATACTGGGTTTAGTGAATGATTTTGGTAAAATGAAGGCTATAACATTCGCAAAAGAACAACTCTTTCTGATGAAGGCTTTAGCCAGTGAGGATTGTTTACCGAATGGTGGATTACCAAAAACAATGACATCCCCAGATACTGTGGGCTCCCACCCGAGGAAGTCCTTTTTCTCAATCGTATCTGTTTTGGGATCGATATCCATGGCTATTCGTTGATGATGGGATTCTAGGGCGTCTACGAAGGAACCCGTTCCAGCGGAGGGTTCTACCCATGTATATTTTGCACTGTGTGGTATATATTTGATGACAAGATTGACACACTTCTTTGAAACTTCTTTGTTGGTATAAAACTGATCCTTACTATTTAGTCGGAATTTACCAGTATCTTGTTCACTCATGATTGAATATCCTTTCTTTTCTTTAATCTTCGACGACGACTTTCAATTTTAGGGGAAATGTAACCATCGTAGAATTTGTTACCGACTCCTGAGTATATACACCTACCCGGATATTTTTCCATGAAAATATTAATATTGAATGAGCATTGCAGTCTCCTCTGAGACTTGCTATCAACCTTTGGGTTGAGTTTCATTAATCCAGACTTTGATTCTAATTCCCTTTTCATTTTGTTATAGATTCTCTCCCTCTCCGACTTGTTCAAACGACCTGGGGGGATACGTTTGATGATGCTTTCTAGGTTGAAAATTTCTTCATATGTAATGTCACCAAAAAATTCTGCCCTCATCCCAGTGAGGTCCAATTGATATACATTTTCAACAATTTTCCAGTGTTCATTTTGTGTATAATGTATGACTGTCAAGTGAGTCTTATCAGAATTCAAATGATCGAAGGTATTCACGACACTACCCATACATACTGTTTGGCTTCCGGTCGTCTTACAATGGTTGTCAACCCCGTGTTTCCTGTTGAAACAAGATGGAAGATCTATGTTTGAAGTATACGAAATCGAATTCATCTCCTCGTCAGACGCACCTAATGCAGACCCGATCTCTTTTTCCCATACGAAACCATGCTGCTGAGTCTCGTTTCCATTGTGGTGTGTATTCTTCAGAGACAACTTTTGAAATTTCGTAGTCAGGTCATGAACAGTTGTCATTTTTCTTTTTGGTAAACGTAAGAGTTTGACACTTAGGAACTTAGAAAGCATTTAATATGTTAGTACATTATAATGAGGTGTATTGCGTATTCGTCAAATGACTCTTACAAACATAAACTCATAAAGACTAGTCAAAATGTATTGAAGGATGTTTATGAGAAAAAAGCTATCGAACAACAGCCAAAACGGGCTGAAAATTTGAGACTTCGTCTACGCTTCAAAGAAGCCATACAAGAAGCACAAGAAATTTGTGAAGAGGAGGGGAAAAAGTCAAATGAGTGTCACCTCGCATGGTATGAGGTGGATGAATTGGACGACGCCATGTCTAGATACTATCCAAATCGAGACTGACGACTGGTGCTTCATCTTCGTAACCGTAATAACGCATAGTAATACCGAGCTTTTCATTCAACACCAGGTTCAGGTCAGTATTCACGATTTCCTTCCACCTATTTAAGGTTGTGTCGAAATATTCAAGACCTTCTTCACTGAATGACAGTCGTTTAATTTCTTCCTTCTGCCTGAAGTCGTTCATGATCATGTTGACTCCATGTAGTTGTGGAAATTGATTTCTTTCAGCCGCTGAAATTAAATCAATGATGTAGTAACCATGTGCATCACAAATTATATTTACTTGCATACCGGGGTATCCTCTAATATATGCATCAAAATCACATTTACTCGGTAGTGTCACAAAAATCTTACTTGTGTCGTAATCGATCTTACTTGGTATGGAGACGCATGGGTGTGTGTGATAAGTTACGAGTGATGGCCATACCCCGATAATAGTGTCAGCGCCAACACTGGCTCTATCCCTCGAAGTGACATAGGTGGGTTTACTGAAAATAATTGAATCTTTATTAATAGTTCTATAGGTTTTGACATTACCTGCATATTCCCACTTCAGTTTACAAGATAGATTGCTGACCTCTCTCAGATCCTTTATAACTTTGGTTGGAATCTGAATTTCCTTCCTGAGAAACATGAAAGGTCGAACCACTGAACACATCTAAATTGTGCATGTAATTTTTTTAACAGAAATGAGCACGTAGATGGTCGGCGAAGTCGACATTTGATTTTACAATTGTTTTTTTCTGAGGTTTCTCCAGTTCGTTAATTCTCATTTTCAGTCGTTTAATTTCATCCAGGAGATCCTGACGACTCCAGCCGTCAAATTCATTACACTCCTGGATAAAGATACCATCGGGAAGATTCTGAATGAAGGGCATTTTTTATTAATATAAATTCTAGGCTTCACTTAGGTATGGAACACGTACGAAAGATCATGGAAATCATGGATGATGAGATGTTTCCAACAAAGAGGGAGTGGGTGTATATCAAAATATGTAACGAACTCAAACAAATACATTTACAATTACAAGAACTCACGAGACTAAAAGTATTACATGCACCAGGCACAATTGACCCTTCGGCGTGTATAGAACCACGCACTTCAGCTAGGGTGGATCCTTCTGCACCACAGGTCGGCTGACCACCCAACCCTGTCTTATTGGGGATTCCAGTTCATAAGCGAGTCTTTGTTGAGGAGAGTGATTGTTCCGAGTTCAGTCCATAGGTAGTATCGAACAGATATGCCAGATTGTTTACGCATAATCGGATCTATGTAACCATTCACAAACTTGACCCATTGTTCTCTTGTAGTTCGTGAATATCCCAAATTAGACCAGGCACGTTGTACATTACGGAACCTTTCCCCAGATGTGAGTTTTTGGAATAACTCGATAACAGAGTTTGTGTTCGGTTTCTGCATATTTGTATCGATCAAATCAATAATGTAATACCCCTGATTTTCTAGAATGAGATTCGCCTGAATAGATGGGTAGTATTGAATGTAAGCCTTAAAGTCATCGGAACTCGGTATAGTAAAGAGGGGTGCGTTACTCTCTGGAACAGGGTGGGTGTGATACACGATGTATTGTGTAAGGTCTTCCTCACTGGGGGTTACTGAAGCGAGCTTCCCATTCGTCCGAGCTGTTGGCTGGTTGAACTTGACGTAATTTCTTGTGTTAAATATTGTGAATGGAACACTACCCACGTATTCAACCTTCTCAGTCCATGTTTTCTTGTAAATCTCTTGCAATTGATTAATCACTTTCCGACTCAACCGAACAGTCAAAGACCTGTTGTATATGTTCATCTTCATGATGGTTCCATAGTTGAAAGTATTCTTGGGTATGTTCAATTTTTTAGATTTGACACCTTTTGCCAGTTTACGTAATGCCTCAAGAACGTCTAATTTTCTCTTCCTTCTCATTTTTTCTCGACGGTCGGATGTTCGTCTCTCAGATGTATCCAATCTTTGACGAGAGAGGGCTCTCTTCACCGGTGGATCTTTAGACACTTTCTTGACTGCCATCTTATGATATTTAGAGAAATTAATTGAGAATTGATTAAATGATTGACGTGGAGCAGATGGTCAAAGATGTATATTCAGAACTGGGTCCGGGGTACAGTGAGAGAGTATACCACAACGCGATGGAAGTCCTTTTACGAGAAAATAGAGTGCCGTATGAATCTGAGAGACATATTCTGGTTAATTTTAGGGGTCACGTCGTGGGTCAACTCAGGGCTGACATTATCATCGATGATCACGAAATCATAGAATTCAAAACCATTAAGACTCTCGGTGAAGGGGCGGAGTTGCAGGCTCGTAACTATCTTCATCTGACAGGTCTGAAGACTGCGTATCTTGTGAACTTCCCCCCTCATCCTGGTCGGGAAGTGGAGATCCGAAAGATCTCATTAAAACCATTAGAGGGAGAACTCTCGAAAGCATTTGATAGAATTCTTGAGCATCATCATAGTGTTTCTGCGGATCTATCACAGCTCCTTCCAGGAGATCTCGAGCCTGGTTTAGATGAAATTTAGCCTGTTCCATACAGTGTTGGAGGGCGGGGTCTGCATAATTTAGATGATTCATTTGTGGCATCACATAGTTGTCTAAATTATACAGTGTGAGGAGGGCTTTCTCTTCTTGAATCATCTTAAGTTTTTAAAAGAATGGAACAACTTAAGTTTCAAAAATTCACACGGTCGGAATAAACTCCCATCGCAGGTCGTGGCAGATTTTTTTCCATATTACATCTTGGTGGTAAAGTTTCTCTTTTGATTTCAGAAGAGGGAAGTATTGTAGATACTCATCTTCACCCAAAAGTTCACAAAATTTGTAGAGTACGTAGGAGTAACTAAGAAAATTCTTCCTCTCTGCTGGACAGTTGTCATCGAATGGTCTCTGGATATCCTTGAACATGATTCGTAAAAGTTCTTCAAGTTCCTGTGGCATATTTGGTGGTTTGATTCCATTCAGGATATTTGTGATGTATGGGACATGTTCATAGTACTTATTGAGTCGCAACTTCTTCAATAAGTTGCGAATCTTCGCGTGTGTGATGTCTTCAAGGTTTTTTATTTTAATCTTTTTCAATTCTGATCTCAATTGATCTATGACTTCAACAGGTATGGTAGTCATTTCTTGTGCTTGGAATTGTGATAACCACTCATTGAAATGATTTTCCCTCTTGTATGAATAGTTTATGATTTTTTCAGATGTTTCTTGTTCTTCTCTGTATGTGAGTTCTTCACTTATCAGTGTCGTCACTACAATACCACATTTTTCACAGACTAGGTCACTCGTTTCAGGGAAATGTGTCAAATTCGTTTCGTTACATTTGGGACATTCATCCATTAAACGTTCACTGGGTCTTGCTATGTTCTGGTTCTCAACTTCAATCAGGTAGTCTGTGAAAATGTCTTTTCTTTTCAAACCAACGGTTTCTTTGACATTAAAAATATTATCCGTATTTGATTTCTCACTATGCTCATCAGCGTATTGATTCATATAAGGCATACACTTAATTATATAGTCTGACATCTCCCCTTCATATCGTTTTTTGTTGTGTGGTTCTTTACATATCAGGTCTTTCCATTCTTTTATTCGATTGTTATATCTACTTAAAAAATTACCTGCCATTCTTTATATAGACATGCTGTTTAACTTTTTAAGTAATGTTATTTTCATTTTCAAAAAAATTACCACACCTAAAGACTACCACGTGGCGAAGGAGGAACTTGAATACAGTGTAGACTACAATTTGAAATACCTCGTCGAAGATACATTTTGGAGAAGTGAATCAAAAGATTGGGATGGGATACTTGAAAACTTCTACGTTAACGTCACTGGTTTAGAATTCAGGCACACTTCGATTCCCCAAAATGTGAAGGACATTGTGTTACGAGTGAAATACTTCTACAACGGTCATCTATACACAGTCATCACGAATGATATCAATTTTCTACCTGGTGAAAATGAAGACAGCACCATGCATTTCAGTATTCCCCTCACCAGTGCGTGGATTGTTGACCATGACGACAAACCCATGGTTAACATCACTGAGAAGGTGAAGAGATATGCAGGACCGAGAGGTGATTTTCACAAGGAGAAAGTTCCGTTGAAGGACTTTTTATATTACGAGCATGAACATCTTGAGAAGAAAATGCCCAAGATCATGTTAGCAAACGGTTTGGGTATGAAAAAGATTGTGTCAACATTGACAGGATTTACAACTGATCTTCGGATACCTTAGTGGCGAGGTAGAACTTTAGCTCACCGAGGTTCGCGACATTGTATTTTAGGATTAGGAACCTGTTCCCAGTTTCCTGAATAATTTGGACTGACGCACACATGCTTGTAGCTTTCGTAAAGATATTCAGATACTTCAGACTGTATAGACCGGATATGGTTGGACTCTCATCGACACATTCAATTGACGTCTCCTGGTTTGCAAAGTCACCTTCACAGTTGAATTTGATTTCCTTACCAGAACGGATGATTTCGATGTAACTCCCTATGTTGGACATGTCCCTACAAAGACGTTGAAAGTCTATAGATGGGAGAGTTGTTATCGTGGTCATCTCAACGTCTGGAACCTCAATTCGACTTTCGTTGATGTCCAACAGTTTGAGCTGAAATTTCGTATTCGTCTTTTTCACGTCACTGGAAATCGTGATATTCATGTATTCCTTACAGTTGATCTCAATATGTAGAACGTCATTATTTGTAATTGTCTTCAAGAGTTTGAAAGTATTTGAAATATTGATTCCTGCGATAATTTCCTCCTGTTCACATACATACTCTTCGAAATTATCACCTGATAGGTAAATATCCACTAGGGATGTTCGAGCCGTGTCCAGAGTGACGATATACATACCATCTTTCCTAAAGTAGATGTTAACATCATTGAGAATATCCTTCAATACCTCAAACGTAGATTTGAATGCAGCAGCCTGTATTGTAACCAATTTCATAATTACATGTAAAATGCGTTACATCTTTAACTCTGTATATGGCTCCCCCTTTGAGACATCCTTACTAATCCTTTCTTCAAGCTCTTTCGTCATTGGTGGTTGTAATGATTTACCGTAATCATCTAGTGAGAACATATGTGCGTTGTCACCTTTACCATCTAGGGAAGACATAGCACATCCCATTCCACTAACCGCCTCATGTGAGATCTCCTTAGCTGGAAGTAGGGAGTCTAACCAATTCTTGATTTCATTACCCACTAAAATTTTACCATTTTGTGTGAGCATTGTGGGAACCCTTGTGATTTTAGTTTTGTAACTCGCTGGTATACCCTGTGTGTTTATGTTGTGATATTGCACGAGTTGTTTGAGTTGTTGATGTTTTCTGATGTATTCGATGACTTCCATCGAAAATTTGCATCTAGGACTGTAGATCAATAGTGACATCTAATATTTCACAAGGTAATATTCTAAAAAAAATTAACGCATACTAATAATATGAATTACCTCCTCGCATTCATACTATTAATTGTCGTTTTCATTTTGACAAACGAACGGGAGGCTTACGATATGTTCGGATTCTCAGGGTATGTAGTTCCGAAGCAAACCCAACTGATGGATCCTTATCCAGAGTTGAAGGGTTACGAGCAGGTCAAAAACGACGCCACAGCGGATCTGATGGAAAGTGTGGTTCTACTCACAAACAAAGAAATTCATAAGAGAACTGGTATAGCGAACTATATAATAGAGACGATGTCCATGAAGAAGTTTATCAAGAAAGATGATACAGTTTATGAATGTCAGTTCATGACGGTGAAGAAGGATGGTTTTTCGTTTGGTTTTTCCGTGACTGTATGGTTCATCGGTGAAGAGAAGAAGCCACTGAGAATTTTAGCCATCCGTTCTCAACCGATAGGGTATCAAAATTCTGATCAGACGCTTTCATTCGTCGGTCAAGGAATGGGAAAGGACTTTGAAAGCTATAAACTCATAAGAAATAATAACACCCCTGACAGGTATGACTTTGACGCTTCGATGAAAATGTTCAGGGACCCAGAACTTGAAGTTGTCAGGCCATATATAGAGAAGGAACCAGAAAGTGTTGATGTTCAATCCAAGCGAGTAAACGCTGAACTTCTTGAGTTGAGAGAGGATATAGAAGAAAACGTGAATGTAGCGAGGAAAAAAACAGACGACTTTCTGCGAAACCTTGAGAATGACCAAAGTCTTGTCAATGGTCTCAGGAAAATTGGATCGACAGTTTCCAGTGGGTTTGAAAGGGTGAAAAATAAATTGCAGTAAATAGTAATGTTAAGCATCAATGATGTGACGAAGATTGATGAAAGGAGAAAACGTATAAAAAAGGAAATCTACACCAAAATATATGAACAGTTTTCATCAAAAATAAAACAATCTGTCGAACTTGGATGTAAGCAGATATTCTTGACAATACCCAACTTTTTGGTTGGATACCCCACATTCGACAGGGGTCAGGCTGCTCGATATGTTGCTAGACAGTTTATGCTGGGTGGATTCACGGTTCGGATGATAAATGAAGGTGAAATATATGTGTCCTGGTTCACACCAAAGAAGAAGAAAGCACGTCAAGAACCCAAGGCGGGAGAGGAGGAGGATTTCCCAAATCTTATGAACCTAAAAAAGATGGCGAACAAATACAGGGGGGGTGCGTAGTAATTTCTCATATAAAAAACCCCTTTAATCATAAATGGACAATTTAAACGTTCTCGTCGAAGCCAAGAAGGAATACCTCGGACAGTTATGTTTAATCATGACCCCAGCTATGATTGAAGTTTTTCAGGAAATGTATAATGAATCTATAAACACCTCCAAGGGGAAGCAGATTTTGATCATGTTCCAAAAACTCCTCAAAGAAGTGCCCAATTGGTCGAACGCCATGTCTAAGCGACACAGTGATAACATCACCGGGCGTTGTTCTTGGTTTAACGATCTACTGGCCGCCGTCTTTGTGGCGTGCACGAAGATTCTCTCTGCTGTCCGCCTTAAGGCTGACAACAAGAAGATCGCACTCAAACTTCCCACTGAGGAGGTCTTCATCCAAACGTGCTACAACAACGCTGCGCGTGATCTCTACAAGGACCCTTATGTTTTCCACGAGGAACAGAGTGAATACGTCAGGGATGAGAACCTCACCAGGCGTTTCTGTGTGTGTATCGAAAACACTGTGAAGGAACTGATCCCTGTGCAGCAAATCCTGCAGACCTATATGTCCCAAGAAACGCGTGATATTTCCCTAGATGGGGATGTTCAGGATAGCGCTGATCCCGAGGTGTTGGATGAAGGTGACGACCCGAACGCCTTCACCGAGGAAGATCCCACTGAGGTCCAGGGTGAAACTCAGGATGAGATCCCGAGTGAGGAACCTATGCAACCCGAACCCCAACTCACGGGACTGGAGAATGAATTCAAGACTGTCCCCGGTGTGCAAGCCCCCCCTATCGAGGATCCCGAGCCCGAAGAGTATGGTGAAGGTCCCGGACCCGAACAGCCATCTGAGTATCAACAACCTCCTCCAACTGAAGACGATGGGGTCCTATTTGGTGACGCACCAGAGCGTCGTATAAAAAATCCCAGGTATAATTAAATGGAAGACCTGTCCAATTATTTAAGAGATCCCGTGAGTGCTGCCCTAATTGCTGGTGGTATCACTGCTGGTTACATACATCTCAAGGCCTATCTCAACAACGAGGGTAAACTTGAGCTCAACAAATATACCAAACCCGCGACACTGAACGCCATTCTCGTGTTCTTTATCGTTTCTGGTGGAATTGGTAAACGTGAGGCTATTTCTACAGAGCCTTTTTAAACTTAAAGATTTGATTTGTAAATTAAGAAAATGGCGTCTGTCTCTGCTTTCAACGATATGATGGGTCAATTTCTTGTGGAATTGCACAAGACTTTTCCAGATGAAAAGGGTATCAAGAAAATGCTCACGTCTTTCGACGTGTTAAAGTCCACCAATCCTCGTCTCGTTGTGGATGGTTTTATGAAGGGTGTATCCCCCTACGCTGATCAGATTTCCGCGAAGGATGACAAGTTTCTCCTCGAGGAGTGCTCCAGGATCGACTTTTTGAAGGAACTCGACATCGCTTCCTATTGGGAGCGTATGTCCAATAACACAAAGGATGCCACTTGGCAGTATATGCAGACCCTGTATATGCTTGGAACTACCATTATGGCTCTACCCCCAGACAAGATGGCTCAGATTGAGGCACTCGCACAGGGTGTCGCGTCTCAGCTGCAGGATGAGGGTGGTGAGCTGAATGAGGATGCCCTTATGAAGATGATGGGTAGTATGCTCGGTGGTCTTGGACCAAAAAATTAAACCTGAGCATATACTAAATGAAGGTTTGGTTCGACGATCCTCGCCAGCTCGTTGATGAAAAATACTTTTTACAATTTTGGCCGAATAGTGAGCAGACCCCAGAGGACAGAATCAATTCTGCCTCGAGGTTTATTGTTTACGCTTCCACACTTTTATATTTAATCAGACGTGACCCACGTGTCTTTATACTTGGTGTGACTATTCTCGGTGTGATTTACGTTCTTTATAAGTCGAAGATGGTGAAGGAAAGTTATGGGACAGCGCCACTGACAGGTAAGGATATGTGCCAGAAACCTACTATGGACAACCCCATGGGGAACGTGCTCATGACTGATTATACACACGCCCCCAATAGGCTCGAGGCTTGTTACTACCCCTCCGTAAAACCCCATGTTCAGAGATATACGAGTGATCGTATCCCATATGACAGTGGTCGGTCGAGGACTTCCATGCCTAAATATCTGAGAAACGCGATGGAGAGGCAGTTTGTGACTATGCCTGTATCTAAAATCCCAGGAGGACAGACGGAATTTGCGGAATGGTTGTATGGCCCCAAAAATGGTCCCATGTGCAAAAGTGATTCCAAGCACTGCAATCCAAATGCCAGGGGTGTGCAGCTCGAGGCGTATTCCGGACTTGGTGGTGATGGGGATATCAGGGGTCCACGGGGTGGGACATACATGTAAAGTTAGATAAATATCTCATGGTATAGTAAATGGCGTATCAGCTTCAACCTGGCCTTTCTATCATTCAGAACAGTGGTGCTTTGCCCCCCACTAAAGCTACCGATGAGGTTTTCGTTTATCCTCAGCCGGGTGGTCCAGTGAACTGTGGTGGGTGCAGACCTAACACGGTGCTTTATGGGACTGCCCCTTACAAGGCGGGTAAGGGTTCCCCAGCTCAGCACATCGATGTGAGTGATCAACTTCGTCCCCAGAGCACATCTCGTTTCAACAAGCACATAGTGCAAACGTATGAAAAAAATTACTTCCCCCTCAATAATGTGGAATGCAAATTGCCAATTAGAACTATGCAGTATGAGCCATCCAGCACTAGGGCTGACCTTCAGAATGGTTTGTTTCAGAAAAGGTATCTTAATAAAAATGTTAACAAAAAGTAAGAATGGCTGATCCCATTTCGCTTATGGCTGTAGCGGGTCTTGTATACGCTGGTCGTAACTTGAGTACGAAAACTCAACCACCCAAAGTTACTACCGAACCATTATTTGTAAATAGACCGGTCGTCGTTGAAGAGGACAATTTTGAACCACCCGTCGACGTTTCCCATAAACAGGAAATGAAGAACTTTGGTGACATAGCCAACCAGTCTCGCACCAGTGGCCAGGAAATGATGGACATGCGAAACCGGATGTATGACCATGGAAGAATGAACAACCTGTCCCCCATAGAGAAGGAGTTGGTAGGTCCCGGATTAGGTGTCGGAGCCAACGTCCCAGCCACTGGTGGTTTCCAACAGATGTTACGTGTCAACCCTGTAAATGTTGGTGAATACAAATTAACTACACTTCCAGGACGAACCGGGCATGCAGCTGATAGAACTGGTGGTAGGGCTGCGGTGGTCGGTCAGCTGACACACAACAAACCCGCGACGACGGCGCACATGCCTTCCCGTCTTCCCACTATGCCCGGGAGAGCTCAGGGCATGACTGGTGTTGTCCCCCGTAACGAGCACGAACGGACAAAGAAGACAACTAACCGTTCGGAGACTGGTTACCGTGGTGATAACCTGGGATTCAACGGTGCGAAGCGTGTCATCTCCGCCACGACCGCTGTTCAGGACCCCACACGTTTCAAGAGTGATAACAATGGTGGTCAGTTCATACATTACAACCAGCCCGCTCCAGGGATTTCCAACTTTAAGGGTGGCTACACGAACACTGCCGCTGCTCAGATGAACATGAAGAATAACGAGCAGCTCATGAAGAATGGTTACCGCCCCGAAGATAAACGTGGCAAGCCCAACCGTATGGGTAACCCTGGTCGCATGAATGTTCGTGAGAGTGCTCTGAAGCAAGGTGGCACAGTCACAGCTGTCCGTAGTGACACCAGCCGCATAGACGGTCGCATTAACGGTGCGAACGGTGGGTGGACTCAAAACTATCAACAAAAACCTTACCATCAGTTCAACGCTTACAAGGGACAGGGTAACCCCCACGTGAATAATTTGGAAATTGCCAAGAGACAGCTTCAGAACAACCCCCTCGCTCATCAGTTTTACCAGTAAAGTATTTACATGTAAACAAAAACACTCATTAAAATATTGTGCATATATTTTAATGAAGGTTCATCAGTTGACTATAGACAGTGGTCAGAGGGACGCCTCCCTGTATGCAAACCCGAATGATTACGTCATCAACCTGGAAACGCATATTTATGACGTGTCACAGATTAAATTGGTAAGTGCGCGCATCCCTACACCGCAACTTCTGATCTGCGGGACTAATGAGGCGTTTGATTTCGAGGTGATATATTCCGACTCACTCAATACCCCGACCCAACACGGCATAACTTTCCCTCAAGGGAATTACGACGGAACTCAGTTCGCGGCTGGGTTTGCAACTGTAGGAAATTTCAATTTCAATATGACATACAACGCTTCGAAAAACAGGTTTGAAATGGGGCAGCCAACGCACTCGGGTGGGTCTGGTATCAGTCAGATCAAGTTCCTCTTTAAGAGCGGATCGCGCGGTTTCGACGACACGAGCGCGACACAGACGACCATGCACCAGATCTTGGGCCTTCCGGCTCTCGACGTGGCCATGCCCGGCTCGGATTTCGGGGCGGCCAACTTCGATGGACCGAACGCCCTGGTGCTTCGTCTCTCTTCTGGATCTGAGCAGTTGAATCAAACCCTGCCGTCATCCGGGCAAACACCTTATTACACAGGTCATATTCTCTTGGATGGAACCGACTTTGTGAACGTCAGTGGCACCGATGATAAAGTGACCCATGAGTTTCATTCTGGATCTCTTAAATCCGTGAAGGATCTTCGAATCGAGTTTTTCTACATGAGCCACGGACGACTCATTCCCTACGATTTCAGAAATCAGGAGCACGTCCTGAAATTTGAAATCACATGTTCCACAGACAAGTTGGAAAACCTGACTCCAATGAAAGAAGAACCATTGGAAGAAGAGGGGGAAAAGGAAAAGGTGCCAAGCATAAGCATTCCTGATAAGAAGAATCTTTATGAATGGAAAATTGAGTACATCTATATTACCCTAATTATTTTTACAGGTATCCTATTGATACTCTCTATGGGTAAGAGGAAAGCCGCTTAGCGAGTAATCGCGTAGACGGGCTGGGCGGGCTTGGAGACACGGCCGTTCACGGCAGTCACGATGAGGAAGATCACAACCGAGAGGAGGGTGGTAAGGAGAGCGGTGAGGACATACTGAGAGCCACCGTTCTTGGGAACCTTAACAATCTGGGTGATCGACCAGCGAACAAAGTCCATCCAGGACATCGCCGCAGCGAAAGAGAAACCCGCAACAATGGAGTTGAGGGTCTGGGTCTGGAGCTCTTGGGAAACGAGGTTGACAGTTTCGATAGCAGCGGACATGGTGTTATATAGTAAGTTGGGAAAAAAATTATTCGAAAGATAGTTTCTCCTTTTCTACAATCTTTTTGAATTTCTTACCTTTGATATTTTTAGAAAATATCTCTTCGTCGTCAGATTCATCTGTCGAACTTTCTTCTGATTCATATTTCTTGAACTGGTCTTCACCGCTGAACGACCATGGCTCAGGCTCCGAGATGCTCATTATTATTAATAGCATTTTTTAACATCTCTTCTGCCGGACTTTGTGGAATCCAGTTCTCCCAACTGTCGCGGGCCTGATTAATTTCAGTCAGTAAATGGTCATCTCCTGAGTATCTGATGAACTCAGGACATTCCTCTGGAGACACATCTTCTACAGAGGATTCATCCGAATCAGATTCGGAATCATCATAAATTTCTGGCATAGTGCTGCCAACAATCTGTCCAACACGACACATCGCACAGTATTTGATCGCGTATTCAACATCCTCTGGAAGAATGATGTCACGCCCACAACCCTTAGCGTATTCCCCTGCGTATAGCATACTCTGTTCCATGACAGGTAATAGAATGTCAATCATGGTGGTGATGTATTGATTAGCTGTATCGTCTGTATTCCCGATAAGACCTGTTTGCATAAACATTTACAGTGTGTTAAGATTGTTTTATCCAGAATATAACGTTTATCAGGATGAGTTAAAAAAGATTTAATAAAACCCACAATAATACTAGAATGAATCTCCAGTTGAGGAAATTCAAGCCTGAAACGATGACAGATGATCGAGTCTGTGTCTTTATAGGCAAGCGGAACACTGGTAAGTCTACTCTGGTGAAGGATATCATGTTTCACAAAAAGCATCTCCCCGCTGGTATAGTTCTCTCTGGAACAGAAGAGGGCAACCATTTTTATTCAGAGTTTATTCCAGACCTATTCGTATACGGTGACTACGACAGGGACGCGATTGAAAGAGTCATGAGTAGACAGCGTAAACTTGTCGGGGGTGGTAAAAAGAATTGTGGGGCTTTCATGTTACTCGATGATTGTATGTATGACTCAAAGTTTCTCAAAGATACCTGTATTCGTCAGTGTTTTATGAATGGTCGTCATTGGAAGATCTTTTTCATGTTAACCATGCAGTATGTCATGGACCTCCCACCAGCCCTCCGTGCCAACGTGGATTACGTGTTTATTCTCAGGGAGAACATTATTCAGAACAGGGAGAAACTTTACAAATCTTTCTTTGGTATCTTCCCTTCGTTCGACATGTTCTGTAAGGTTATGGACGCCTGCACAGAAAACTACGAGTGTCTCGTTCTGGATAATACTGTGAAAAGTAATAAGATACAGGACTGTGTGTTTTGGTATAAAGCGACCATGAGGAAGAACTTCAGGGTGGGAAGTGCTGACCTGTGGAGACTTCACAAAAAGATGTATAACCCCAAACACGGAGAAATGAAGGAAGACGACGCCAAGAAGGCCACCCGTAAGACGAATCTTAAAATCACAAAGACAAAATGATTGCGTAATTTACTTTTATTCTAAAACATATGGGTATATTAAATGGCGAATGACAACGTTATGACCATGAGCCTCTCTGACAATGGGGAGGGAATGGTGCCCCTGAACAATAATCAAACTACTTCTTTCAGGCAAAATGAAGCGTATATTCCACCTGAAAAAAATGTAAGTGAACATAAAGAGACGATGGATTCTACTCCCATTAACGATATCATGATGGAGCCCCCAGTGATGACAGAGGAACCCAGAATGCAGGGTGCCATGCCTCACATGACAGCTCCTAACCCCCAGGGTGCTTATCAGGTGCAGGCTGAGAAACCCACCAGCAAGAACCCCTTCAACCTGACAGATGACCAACTCACCGCTGTCGTAGCTGGTGTATGTGCTGCCATCTCTGTGAGCAAACCTATCCAAGATCGTCTCGCGACCTCTATCCCCAAGTTCCTTAACGAACAAGGGGGTAGAAGTTTGGTGGGTCTTGCCTCCACTGGTGCTGTGGCGGCTGTCGTATTCTTCTTACTGAAGGATTACGTCATTAAAAATTAGGTGACACATTGTTCTTACCATTAGATTCCCAACCCATGTTACTGTATATGGATTTATCCATTCCAGCGAAATACGCAACTAAAGCTCCAAAGGCAAATGTCCCTAATAATAAGACACCAAGTTTCAGTTTCTTATCATTAGACGCCCTATTGTTCTTCATAGCCTCTCGTGTATCGGGGGATACCTGGTTGATGAGGTATGTGAGAATGAACCCGATGAGTGTAGATACTAGGAAAAAGCCGCGATCCACAGCGAGTTGAGGCAGTTTGCCGATGGCAAGCCGCATTAAGTTAGGCGCGATCAATGTCATCCAGAAAAGATTAATCACATAGCTCTTAGAAAACTGAGGGATGACTAGAACGATGTACATGGCAGCCCAGTAAGCTATGGCTGTAGCAAGGACAGAAAGTGGTGTCTTCATTAAACTTAACTGAGATTATTTGTCCTGGACATGCTGACCACAGAATTCCTTCCTCTCCGTGACCTTTTCGTATATACCCAAGTTTATACAGATATTTCTCAACTCTTCATAATTTTCCCAAAACTTTGGTGAATGTGAATACTCTTCGACTGTGCAATGTGCGAGCTCATGGATGAGAACATGGAAAATTTCATTGGGTTCACCATCCAAACACACCACAATCTCACCACCCTTATTCGTATTTGTCCCAACACTGTCCTTCATCCAGAGCTTTCCAGTGATGGGGATGTGACGCACGAGCATGTGAAACGTTTCATTGTTCGTTTCTCTGAGGTGTTCCCTGAGTGTTCTATATTTTTCATTAACTAGTCTCAGTTTCTCTGGTTTCTCAGCCCTATAAAAAAAGAAAATCGCCATCACAAGCAAAGTGATCAGAGGCGCGTTCATCTTTTATATACAAAGATAAATTTACTATACAGTTTTGATATTCGGTTTCCATTCAGACTCTCCCAACGTAGTAACTTGAACCCAATCTCCTCCAGGTGAGTCACGAGTAAGTCCTTATACGCGACAGGTTCTGATTTTGGACCATCAGCGTAAAAGGGTGTATCAACGAGGTTGACGAATAATTTTTCCCCAAATCCCCCATTTCCATGTTCTTTCAATTTGAAAAAATTACCAGCCTCATCCAAGTATGGTGTATTGAAAATGATCTGCTCCGAATCTGGGATGATGCCTATCAATTTTCCATCGTGCTTGATTCTTTTTTTGATTTCGCGTATCGAGCTAAAGAAAAGCTCTCTCGTGGCGAAGATGTAATGCAGCGAAAAATTGAAACAGACAATGTCATGTTTTCTATTTGGGCAGTTATGTATGTCACCCTCGTAGAAATTCACTCTCATGTGCATATTCTTGGCTCGAGACCTAGCTTCGACTAAAGCACTCGGCTCTGGGTCACACATATTTATATTCGCACCACACCTATGCCATTTTTGAAGATCGCCACCGAAACCACAACCAACATCCAAAATACTGTGACCCTCTTTTGTGACAGATTGTATCAAGGATCGCTTGGCCT